CATTTATTTGGTGGGGGTTTTTTATGACGCTACAATAAAAGCAATGTTTGAGAGATAAGCGTGGCAGCAACTATTCACGCCACTTTGAAAGGTGAAAATTCTAATAGTTATGTCACTTTGGCAGAAGCTAATAGTTACTTTGAAACTTCTCCTGATGATTCAACGTGGACAAATAAATCAGATGATCAAAAAAATCGAGCATTGATTTCTGCTTGTCGCTGGATTGACAGCTTTAATTATTACGGCGATAGATGTGATCAAGGCCAAGCATTAAAATGGCCTAGAAATAACTTTCAAGTTGATGATGTTGAGCTTGCTTGTACGTTAATTCCTGCAAAAATCAAGTATGCACAGTATGAATTAGCAAGAGCTTTAGCGAATGATACGGATGCGATGACAGGAAATACTGGCACTGCTGGTGTTGCAAAAGAAGTAGAAATGGGTGAACTAAAGGTGAAATACAACGAAGCTAGTCTTGCTACTGGCAATGTGAACAATGTTTTTGACGTGTATCCTTGGCTTCAGTCCTATCTTGGTGCTTATTGTCTTGGTGGAGCTGGCGGCCATCAAGTTCGGGTGGTGAGAGGTTGATTATGGCAAAAATTGATGATGTATTTGGGTCAATTCCAGCAAGTATTCTTAGCACTTGGGGTCAAGACTTTACTTTTATCAAGTCCACGACACCAAAGACTTATAACCCCACAACTGGTGCTGTAACTGGATCGGACACAAATGTAACGGTAAAAGGAGTCATTACAACGCTTGATTCCAATGAAGATGAAGGTTTATACCAAACAACAGATGTAAAAATGGTGATTGGATCAGAAGAGTTAGGAAATTATTATCCTACGGAAGCAGATCGAGTTCAATATCCACAAGCAGGAGCTACAAGAGAAGGAAAAATTCTTAGTGTAAAGACAGCTAGAGGAGATAATCCTATCTTTCACACACTAATTGTGAGGCCACAGTGATAATACCTTTTAAGAAATTGGCAGAAAAAGCAGATGAAATATTTGCTTCTGCAATAGCAGGGGAAGTTCTTGGTGGCTCTGAAGCTGTTGTTCGAGCATTGCAAAAAGCAGGGCCTCAATGGTCAGGTGAATTTGGTAATTCTTGGGTAATAAAAACTCAAAGCAACCAAAGTCAACCCTCTCGAAGAAGAGGAGGGGATCCAAAATCTGATCCTGTCAGAGCACCTTTAGTAACAGGAAAAGAAATTTCCTCTAAAAATACATGGTTAATACGAATTGAAAATGTAGCCCCTCATGCTGCTATCGCAATGGATTTAGAAGAGGGCAAATTTAATAGAGATTGGTATCCAAGTGGACCAGTTAATCCAGCAAAATGGAAACAGGGAGGAGGAAGTAGGGCTGGAGTGATGCGAAGAGGAGTTACTGATTCTTTTGGTAAAGGCACGGCAAGTAAAACAGCACCTTTAGATTGGTTTTCTACGTTTAAAAGTGGAGGTAAAGTAGATCAGATAATTAAAAAGTATATGGGTATGAAACTTAACGTTCCTACTAATTACACCTTCCTTACGAGTGAGACTTATAGAACAAGAGGTGTTTCTGACTAATGAATTACCAAAAAATCAGAGCAAAAGTAGAAAACCCATTATTAACTGCTTTTGGAGCGTTAAGTCCTGCGGTTCCTGTTTTCTTCGACAACATCACTGCTGCACCAGCAAATAGCACAACCGAACATGTAAGAGTAAATGTTACATTCGGCTTAACAAACGATCCAACACTAGGTTCAAGCGTTGATAACGCTAGAGGAGCAATAGTTATTCGTTGTTTTTCTAAAAAAGGAGAAGGGCCATCGAGGAATCAAACATTAATTACAACGGCTGTTAATGTTTTAGAGACATTAAATGATGAAACAAAAGGTACTACAGGAGCGTATTTAAAGGTTGGATCTATAGAAGGGCCAAGCTTTTCTAGCACTGAAGATGCACCATTATTTATGGGAAGAATAGAAACTTCTTACGTTGCCACGGTTTTGAGCTAATCTATAGGTAAATTTCTTAAGCAGCCTCATGGCCGTAACCGTCTTATCTGGCACATCAGGTGCTCTCTACTACAAACCCGCAGGAACAACAGGTACTTTTAGTACTACTGATGTCACCATTGGCACAGAAACAATGGTTGTTCAAACTTACTTAAACTTAAAGGTAGGCGATCCAGTCAAGTTTAAAGTTATAGATAGCTCTACTGGTGAAACAGGGACAGGAACTTTGCCTGCTGGATTGACTGCTGGAACAACTTATTACGTTAATGCTTATACAGCAGCAACAGGAGCTTTAAAGGTTTCTGCTACCAATGGAGGTTCTGCTGTTGACTTGACTGACGTAGGAACAGCAGCAGCTCCTAACGAATTTCAAGTTTATTACAACGATTTTGCTTCTATCGGACAAGTAAGAGAGTGGACATTTGAAATTGAAAGAGCTGAGATCGATGTAACAACAATTGGTCAAGCCCCTGGTCAATACGTTCCATTTAGAACTTACATCGCTGGATTTGGTGATGGTTCTGGTACTGCTTCTACATATATGACAAACGAAGACTCAGCTCTATCAAACAGATTGGTAGAAGACGTTCTTCAACGTCAGCAAGTCGGTGCAGCGTTCAAGCTTTATACAGACCGTGTATTTAGTGGTGGCAACGTTAGTGATACTCTTAGTCGTTCAATCAGTTTTGATGCAACGCTAACTTCTGCAAGCTTCAGTGTTAACCCTGATGATGCTCAAGAAGTAACAGTTAACTTCCGTCCAGCAAGTCTCCCTGCTTTCGACCTAAGTTCTACATAATAGTCTTGGGACACGGAATGTTCCAATTAACCCTGCCTAGTGCAGGGTTTTTTATTGTTTATTAGGTTAGAATAATTCTGTATCCATTTTTCTTATGACAACTAGTCCTAAACCTTCTCGATCAGGATTGAGAGCTGTAGATCGTTTAAAGAAAGCTGCAAATTTAGATGCAGTTAAAAAAGAAGTTGAATTATCTGATGGATCTGTATTTGAGATGTGGGTTACACCATTAACAATGGCAGAAAGAGAAAGAGCACAAAAGGGAGCTAAATCTGATGATGCTAATGAATTTGCATTAAGACTTTTAATGACAAAAGCACAAGATGATACTGGTCAAAGATTGTTTAATCTTGGAGAAATTGACGTTTTAAAGAACGAAGTTAAGGATGCTGACTTGCAAAAGTTAATGCTTGCTGTGATTACAGACGATGAGGATCAACTAGACCCAAAGAGCTAAGTAAGGAGCTTCGTAAAGATAATTTACTGATGCTTCAGTTTGGTATCGCTAAAGAATTAGGAAAGTCTTTAGCGGAGATACGTCAGATGACGATGGAAGAAATTATTGGATGGAGTGCTTATTTTCAAGTTTTAAACGAAGATCAGGAAGAAGAAATGCGAAAAAACCGCAGACGTAGGTAAACTATGGTGAAAAGAAGCGATGGATCGTGAGCTTAGAAACCAAAATTGATATTGTTGTCAAGAATCTGAACCAACTGAATAAGTTGTCAGAGAATTTAAAGGGAATAAATGCGAGTAATGAAAAGCTAGTTAAAGGATTAGATCAGATAAATGAAAAGTTAGATCGTATGGGAGGAAAGGCTTCCAGGACATTTAGTGGGATAACTCGTAGTGCAGAAGAAACAGCAAAAAGTGTGAATAAAGCAGCTAGAAGCATGGAGGGATTTAGCAAATTGGGAGATGTAATGGGATCTCCAGCAGGAAAGAGAGCTATGGGGGTAGCTGGATTGGGAGCTGCTATGGGATTAAACAAAGCTTCGCAAGATATAGCTACAACTGTCGGTTGGCTTAAAAATTTAAGATCAGTCGCTTTTGGTGCGTTAAATCCATTTAGCAAGGGAGCTGAAGTTGCTGCTGTAAAAACAGGATTTCTTAGTGGAAAACTTAGTCAATTAGCTGCTCTTGCTGCTGCTCATCCAGTTATAGCTGCATCTATGGGTGTAGCTTATATGGCTTTTGGCGACAAACTTACAAATGTTGCCGTGCAAGGGGTTCCGAAGTTAATAAAAGGCTTAGACAAGATGGGTAAAGCTGCGTTCGATGCGAAAGGGTTTTTCAGAGAGATGACTATGGAGATAAATATAAGTAGTGAGGCATTGAAAAAATTCCAAACTTTAGGAATGAAAGGAAAGATTGTTCAAAATACTAGGGCAAGCAAAGCAGCTAGAGCTGGTAGTGGATTTGCTGATTTCAGCAGAAGAGCAGATCAAATAGATAGAGTTTCGGGAGCTGTAAATCGTCCAGACGGAATGTTTGGGCCTTTCCCTAAGACAGTAGGTAGACCAGCAGGAATGCCAGGACCAAACAGACCAGGCGCAGAAAATGCTGTTACTAAATCAATTAGAAGGCATTTAGAACTAGAAGCAAAAAGAACAGGAGTTTTAAGACAAACGTGGGAAATAGAAAAGAAAATAGAACAATCCAAGAAGAATCAAGAGAAAATAACGAAGAGAGATTCTGCTGCATCGAAGAAGGCTGCTAGAGACAGACTTAAGAATTGGAATCGAATAAGACGTAGAAAAGGTGGAATGATGGGAGGAAAAGGAGGAGAAAACTTAATGCTTGGAGCTGGTTTCCCTCTCTTGTTTGGAGGAGGAGTTGGTTCTGTTGGTGGTGGTGTTGGTGGTGCTTTACTCGGAAACAAGATGGGTATGCAGGGATTTGGTGCTCAGATTCTTGGTAGTGCGATAGGAACGATGATGGATACTGCTGTTCAAAAAGCAGCAAAACTAGGTGAATCTCTTCGTACCTTAAATATGGATGACTTGGTTGAATCAGGTGTCCGTTTAAGTGCAGAACTGCAAACTCAAATAACTCTTCTTACAAGAGCAGGAAATATAGAAAAAGCAAGAGCGTTAGCAGCTCAACAAGTGCAAAAACAAACAGGAGCTTCTGCTGGATCTCTTCAAGACGTAAATAACGCTGTCAATATTCTTAAATCTGCATGGAATGACATTGTTGGTTCTGTTGGTGCGTTCTTAGGAATTATTGGAAGTCCAGTTATTGCTGCTTTAGGGCTTGTATTACGTTTAGTGTCTGAAGTATTTAAGTCTTTCAATGAAACCTTTGCGTTAATAAGAAAAGGTTTGGTGTTTATAACAGGTTGGACAGGATTGCCTGACCTTATAGCTGGTGTAACGGATGGGCTAAATCCTGCATTACAAGAGTCAATAGCTAAAGCGGCTGAACTAGGTAGAAAGTTTGAAAATAATACAAAACTCTTAGCGAAACAGTTAGAAATTACTGCTGCTATGCCTACAGGTAATACTTTCTCTGATAAAAGGGCAAGAGCACAAGGAGAACTTAGTAAAAAGCTTTTAGGGTTTGATGCAGAAACAAAAAGTCAACTAGGAGATTTACGGACAGATAATCAGGCTCTCCCTGCTGCTGATTTAGCAAACTTAGAAGGTAACTTTATGAATGAGAGAATCACAAAAAGAGCTGGAATAACTACAGAGTTTGGTAAAGAAATGAAAAAGATAAACGAACAAGAACAACAGGTAATAGGAAAGTTAGAAAGACAAAATGAACTTAAAGCTGCTCTATTTGGTATAGATCAGAAGATCGCACAGGCTAGATCAGCCGAAGATAAAGAGCTTGAGTTTAGGTTGAATGCACAAAAAGAAATAGCAAGTATAACAAGTAAGTTAATGGAAGATACTGCGAGTAGCGATGACGCAGAAAAGCAGCGTAAAATTGAAGCAGCAAAATTAGATATAGCTAAAGTTAATTTTGCTTTACAAACAAAAATAGATGAGTTTAGAAAGGAGAAAAAAGATGAAGCTGAAGACGTATTAACTCAATTACAAAATGAAAATAATTTATTACAAGGAAAAATAGACGGTAACGAAGAAGAGATTAAACAGCATCAAGTAATAGAAAAAATAGTAGATAAAATAGGAGAGGGGTACAGGACACAAGTAACAGCGTTGGTACAAAAGAATGGTGAATTAACAAAAGAAGCTGAAAATACTAAGAAGTTAGATAAACAGTGGGGAAAAATAAAAGAAACGATTGCAACAGGCTTGACCGATGCGATTACTGGTTTAATTGATGGCACTAAATCATTAGGAGAATCATTAGCTTCTATTGCAAAGCAAATTGGAAGCATGATGCTTAAAGATGCAATTATGGGTGCTTTTAAATTAAATGCAGAAGGAGGTTATGAAAGAGGAGGCTTCCAAGCGTTTGCTTCTGGTGGAGTTGCTACACGACCCACGATGGGGCTTGTGGGAGAAGCAGGAGAAGACGAGTATATAATTCCAGCCTCTAAGATGGCTCAGTCAATGCAACGGTATTCAGCAGGAGCGAGGGGTGAATCTGTGATTCCTGGCACTGGTCAAGCTTCTTCAGGGGGTGGAGCACATGCACAAACAACTGTTAATTACAGTGGACCTATATTGAACTTCAACTCAGAAGAATTTGTTCCTAAATCTGCAATAGGTCAGATCATCAATTCAGCAGCATCTAGAGGGGCAAGGGCTGGAGAAGCGAGAACATTATCAACGCTTCAGAACTCACGCAGTAGAAGGAGCAATATTGGATTATGAGCATCGTTGTTTTAACTAATTTCATTGCTGTTACCACTTCTAGTGGTGATAATCCTAATGATTTAACTCCGAATAGATTTCAAAATGGGAAATATGACACTCCTATTACTCATGGAATTAGTAATAAAACTCACCAATATTTGAGTTTTATTTATCAAGGAGCAGCTCGAAATAGGTCAGGAGATAATTTGGAATCAAATCTTATTCTTGCTAATAATGAAATTAGTATGGGATACGCTAAAAAAGCTGTAGATAATAAATATCACATACATGTAGATACTTTTTTGATGAATACAGATTTTACAACTAATAAATTATTAACAACAGAAACATGGCTAGCGTCTTCCTTGTCTTATGACCCTTCAACAATTGAGGTTTTATTAAGCAGCAGTATTGATGCTGTTGGTGCTAATGCTCCTAATCGTATCTTAACTACAAAAATGGTTGGGCATTTGCCTGTCACTGGAAGTATTCAAAATAGATGAGGCCAGATCAATTAATTGGTCTTCCTTATCGTTTAGGTGCTGATCCTGTTAAGCATGGGGCTGGAGATTGCTTAAGTTTAAGCAGAACTGTTTTAGCTCATTACAAAATAAGTTCTCCTGAACCAGCAAGAAGTTGGTATCGGAGGTTAAGAAAAAAAGATTACAGTATTTTTTTTGAAGAATTAAATAGGTGGGGAGTTGATTCAACCCCTAAACTAGGAGCAATTGCTTTATGCAAATCAGATGATGGTTATGGCATGGCAGCTTATTACGAGGAAGGATGGCTGAATTACAGAAAAACATTCGGCGAGTTGGTGGTGGAATGGAGTCCTCTCGACAGCCTTATGGTCGAAGGCTGTTATTACCGTCGGAAATAGAATTTTGTAAGGTTGTAGGTTGTAGTGAAGACGAATATTGGTTTTTTGTAGATCAAACGGCTGCTTATAACGGCCAACGGAAAGAAGGTTATGAATTAATTCCTGACATAAAAGCAACTGGATTAGAAGTTTTTCTTGCAACACCAATTCTAGGAACGACTGTTGGAGCAATTGCGGTTTCTGTTGCTTTAACTGCTATTGGCTACTTATTAACACCTAAGCCTAAACCTATAAAAGGTAGTTCAGCACAAAAAGGAGCAGATGCTATTGGTAGCAAGCGATTTGCACCTCAATTTGCTTTTAATAGTGTTCAAGAATTAGCGACTATTGGTGATGTTATTCCTCTTGTTTTTGCTAATCAATCAGAAACTACCATACAAACTTTTTACGGATTAAAGGAAACAACTGTGGGAGGAATAAGAGTTAGCGGACAATTGCTATGGTCACAATTATTAAGTTTAGGAAAACTGCAACAGTTAAAAGCATTAGTAATGTTCTCTTCAGGAGAAATAGAAGATAAGCCAGAGTTTGAAGGGTATGCCATTGGTGACTTATTGCTTTCAAGCTATAGCAAAAGAAAAGTAGATTTATTTTTTAAGTCATCTCCCGATACCAATCCAGATAACCGAATAGGTCTTGCAGATAAATATAGTGAATCTGCAATTTTAGGAATGGATTATAAATATCCTGATGATGTTTTAGCTGATAAATGGCCTGTCAATACAATTACACCTCCCATTCATCCTTTCAGTGGGGCGAGAAATCCAACAACTCAATCTACGTTTGGCATCTATAGCCCAATGCCTAATGCGAGTGTTGTGAATCTTTCTTTTGAGTTAAATCAAATGATGAAAGGAGGTTCCAAAGACTCAGATAGAGCTATTGCAACAAAGGCGAAAAAGAATAGAGCTTGGTGGCCTACTAGAGCAGGGTTTACAGGGGGAAATGTAACAAATGAAGGAAACACGATTACTTATCACTTGTTAAAAAGTTCACAGCCAAATGACGACACTTATGAAACAGGTTACAAACCTCACGGAATAGAAGATGTTGTATCAATGATTCGATCTATTAGAGAAAATATTGATAGTCAGCTTTCGGTAGGTGAGACCTATATGGCTGGTGATGCTTTAGTAACTTGTGAATCTATTACAACTTCAGGGGCAGAAGAAGGCACACCTTGGAGACCTACAACATATATTGAAGGACAGCTTATGTATACAGGGATTGAACGTATTTGTACTTTTAAAGTAATAGAGCCAGGAACTGATTATGACGCTATAGGCACACCATTTAAGCACCCTAATTTGTACGAACACGCAGCACAACCAAAGTGGTTGGCTTGGGATGACACCCAAACAAAAGTTGGAAGCGTAAAGATAAGAACAAAGCAAGATATGAGTGATTATTCATTACAGTATGGTTTTGCATATAGAAATCCTGTTTTACAAAAAGCAGCTATTGGAACAGTTACAAATAGTCGTTCTTGTTCAATGACTGAGATAGGTTTAAAGTCAAAAGTTTTTGGATTAATTAATGGGGCAAATTTAAATTCCGTTCCAGAAAAAACAGAACTTGATAAAATGTTTGATGATAAAGTTCAGTTCCAATTAGGCCGAATAAATCATTATTTAAAAAGATTTTCTTTCTTTTATTTGCAAATGAGAGAAGCAGGAAAAAATGGAACTTGGGAGACTTTAGTAAATACAAGCGTTGCAAATCATAGTGGCCTTTTTTGTATAAGAGGTAATACTCCTGAGTTTCAATATAATTTTATTCGAATTAATCATCCAAAATTATATGGACAATATGAATTTAGATTTAAACCTTACCCAGGAAATAATATTCCTATTAAACATGTAGGCCAATGCGTTAACTTATTAAACTCTACAGCAACAAATATCAATGCAATTTCTGAAGAGTTTGCTTATAGAGCTTCTTTTGGTGACTGTGTTGTTTCATTTTCAGGGCAAGAAGATTTTGTACTAGAAGTGAATGAGTTAACCAATACAGAATGGAAGGTTTCTTATAACACTGGAGACCCTAGCCTTAATGCTGTTAATAGTGGTCCAGTAACAGGACTTTCGAGTTATAATTCAGGTGTTAGTGATGATGAGTTGACTAAATTAGCTGTAACTATTCAGGCTGATAGTTCAAATTACACACCTACTTATGAACCAGTAGTGTACGAAGTTTATGAAGATCGAAAAGAAATTGATTTAATCTCATTGAATAAAGACTTTGATCCTGTTAATGGCAACTGGGCATGGATCGTTTATGAAAATGGTGTTGAAGTTGGTTATGAGGTTGTTCCTGCTGGAACGCCTTCAACTGAGGTAACAATTAACGCTGGCGGTAATATTTATAGACCTAGTGTTCATCCAAGTGTCATTAATCATCCAGAAGACAACTCAATCCGTGTTGATTACTACGATATGGATGTAACTCCTGACCTCATCATGACGGGTTCTTCTTAAATGGCTGTAGGCACACACTCTTTCGTTTCAACTCCAACAGGAAGTACTGCTGGCACTGGGTTAACGTTAAATGTAACTGTTCGCTGGAACACTACACAGTTTTCTAAATGGAACGCTCATTGGTCAGTAACAACAAGAGGTACTGGCTATAAGGCAGGAGAAAGTTTAACAATTGCTAGACCTTCAAGTGGCCTTCCTAGTTCATCTGTTTTCCCTAACGGGGCTACTTTTGTTATTGCAGGTGTTGAACTTCCAAGTGGTGAAACTCAAGAAGCTACTGCTGCTAATCCTGATGTTTTAACAGGCAATGTTAATGGTTATGACGCTGTTGCTGATTATGTTCAGTTTCCAGATATGGAACAAAAAAGTCATCAAGAAGGTCCCGAACACGAAATTGTATATGTGAATGAGATGGTTGATCCATCTAATGACAAAGCACGTTATCCAAATTTAGCTTTAGGTGGCATAAGAATAAATAGTGCAAAAGAATGGACTAACTTCACTCAATTATCGGCTTATTTTAAAAAAGGAATTAAAATTGATGATCTGATAAACGGAGGAGCCAAAAAGGCAAGTAATAATTTTGCTGAAATTGCTTATGCCTTGTTAACTGATTCAACATTAGGAGCTGGAGAAATCGTTGGAGTTAATGCCGTTGGTGACATGAGTGACGCAGCTAAGTTTTGTAAGGCAAATGGTTTTACTTGGGATGGTGTTATTAGTAGCAAAATTAATTTAAGAGATTTTCTGTATGAACACGGAACATATAATCTTTTAGATTTTACTGTTATTGGTGGGAAATTTAACTTAGTTCCTTCTGTTCCTTTTGTTTCTGATACTTATGAAATAGCTCATAGAAAAGCCCCTAAAGTAAAAGCGTTATTTACTGACGGTAATATTAATGATTTAAAAGTTTCTTTTTTAAGTCCAGAAGAACGTCAATTATTTACAGCTAGTGTTTTATATAGAGAAGAAAAAGCAAATGGTTTTCCTGAAACAAAAAATTTAATTATTCGTTTAATAGATGAGCAAGGTGGAAGTCGTTCCGATCCAATCGAAGCTTATGATCTTTCTGGTTTTTGCACGACAAGAGATAGTGCTTTAATTTTCGCTAAATATATTTTAAAACTTAGAAAAGAAATTGATCATGGAGTGTCGTTTAAAACATCACCTCAATACTGTGTGAATTTAAGCCCTGGAGATTATTTCAAACTTGTATCTGAATCAACGCATGTTCAAAGATACGACAACGGTGTAATAACAGAAGAAGGCGAAGTAATTAGTAATGATCCAATAACAGATACAAATGCAGATATTTACTATTGGAGACCTGGCACAGAAGAAGTTTTAGAGGCTTCTGGCGTTAATTTTGTTACAGGTGCAAACTTGCCTTCTAATGTTTTATTTACGTTAAAAAATAGTGTTACTTCAAATAGGATTTATAAATTAGAAACTATTTCTTATGCAGAAGATGGATTACTTGAAATAGCAGGAAGCCATGCACCAGTAACAAGTAGTGGATCATTAGCTATTCTTGATGGATGGGATGGAACTCCTCCGTTTTATCATTTTAAAGAGGTCACGTAATGGCACAAGATTTTCCAGCGTTAAAACCAAGCTCTAGAAGTTTTAATCCTGGTCGTTATCCCAGTACAGAATTTGAATCTTTAGATGGTACAAAGACACATATTCGCTATGGAAACAAAAGAGTAAATGCAACATTAACTTTGGGGTTTTCTAATATCACAGATGGTCAGGTTGGTTTGATCCTAGATAATTATGATGACGTGATGTCTGTTTATGATTTCGTTCGGTTTAGCTCGTTAAATGCAACAGCAGGAATTGTTGATCCAGGCTCAGGTCATTTTTTGACAAAAGAAATTGCAAGAGATGATGGAACAGGATTGACAGAAAAAGGATTAAAATGGAGGTATTCACAACCTCCTTCTGTTACAAGTACCTTTAAAGGAAGAAGTAATGTGAGCTGTAATTTTGTTGCTTGCCTAGATGCCCCTTAGAATAAACACAACGTATTGATTTTTTAGGTCGTGCCTTTTTATAGCGGAAAAGATGGTCAACTTTTAATTGCAGGAACCAAAGCTGCAAAAGTTCAATCTTGGTCTTACTCAAGTTCACAAGGTGTTCTTGAAACAACTTCTTTAGAAGACACGGATCGAACTATTGTTGCAGGTGTTCGCAGCTATAGCGGAAGTGCAAGATTGTTTTATTATCAAACGGCTTCTGGTACTGCTGGCGACGTAACAACACTTTTAACTAAAAGCATTAAGGCTGTTACAAGTTCAAGTGCAGGGGAAGAAGGAAAAGCTGCGGCGGCCGAGTCGGTTCAATTAAAGTTGAACATTGAAGATGGATCACATGACCGATATATAACTTTTAATGTTTTTATAACTGGGGTTTCAATGAATAGTGCTGTTGGTGAAGTTTTAAGTGCTGACATCAGTTGGGAAGCAAATGGAGCACCTACCGAACTCAACATGTAAATCATGGGCGTTTATTTTGGTCAATCGGGTGAAATAGCCCTTAGAAGAGATGCTTTGCAGTCGGCTTTGAGAACAAAGCTAGATCCTGCTGATGTTAATACTTCAACTAAGAGATTTAGCGTTGATCACAGTTCTGGTTCGTTGTTAACAGGAGATGAGGTTGAAATAGAAACAGCAGATGGTTCTACTCTTGAATTAGTTAGTGGTCATAACTATCCAGATGGGAAATGGTTTATAAATGTAGATCCTGTTGGAGGGATGCGTCTATTTGATACGTTTCCAAAAGCAATAGAAGGAGTTCAGACAAATGCTTTAACTCTTGTTTCGCCAAGTGCTACTAAAGATATTTTGATTAAAACTAGAAATGAAAGGTACAGGCATGTAGCAGGAGTCAAAGACTTTGAAATGACAACGACAAGAGAACAAGTTGATTTAACGAATCTTGGAGATGAATTTAGAAATCAATATGAAGCTGGATTAATTAGTGGTCAAGGTTCAATGAGCTGTATTTGGGAGCATAGTTATGACACAGGAACTAGAGAAAATGAATATGGCAGTGATCCAGAATTTCCGTTTTACCTTGCTCAATTAATTGTTAGAACACAGCAAGGATCAGATTTTGATGGATTATTTTATATTTATCGTGATTCTTCTGACTCAAGGAAAAATGTTTACTACGAAGCTAATTGCATTATTACTAATGTTGCCGTAAGTGTTGCAGCAGCAGAGGTTATAGAAACAAGAATAGAATTTGTGACGAATGGGCAAGTCAGATTAAAGACAGGAGATACACCTGGATACTTGTTGCAAGAGAGTACAGATAAGATGTTACAAGAAAATGAAAGTCCAATATTGCTTGAACAGGATTAATATATCGGTATTGGTTCTTAGTTAGTTCGTTGGCATGGCAGATTTAAAAATCACAGCACTACCTCCTCTTGTGGAAGGTAATGTTGGTTCTACGGACGCATTAGCAGTTGCAGACCTGTCAGCGACTGAAACAAAAAAGGTAACAGTTAAAGATTTAATTGCTGCTGGTGTTGCGTTAATAGATGATGGTGATATCCCTGGTGCAAAGGTTGGAACGTTAGGTGCAAACCAAGTAACAACAAATGCTCTCCAGAATCTTGCTGTTACAACTGCCAAACTTGCGAATGGAGCTGTTACTGCAACTAAGATTACAGATGCAACAATAACTGGTGCGAAATTAGTTAACGATACTGTTACTGCAACTCAAATAGCTACTAATGCAATAACTGCTACTGAACTTGCAGACAACGCTGTAGATGAAAACGCAATAGCTAATGGTGCTGTAACTGTTAATAAAATTCCAAATACAACAGTTACTTATGCCAAATTAAATCTTAGTGATGGAGATATACCTGGAGCAAAAATTGCTTCTGGAGGAATAACAGCTTCTCAAATAGCAACTAACGCTGTTACTGCTACAGAGTTGGCTGACGATGCTGTTGATACTGCTGCGGTTGCTAATGGTGCAATTACTGGAGCTAAAATTGCAGCAACAACAATTACAGGTTCTAATCTTGCAAATTTAACGGTTACGTCAGGAAAGATTGCTAATGGAGCGATTGGAACAAATCAAATTGCTGATGGAGCTGTTACTGTTGCGAAATTATCAGGAACATTAGCTGCTGGTTCACTTGCTAATGATGCAGTAACTACCGCCAAGATTGTTGATGATGCTATAACCAGTGCCAAGCTTGCAGCAAACGCTGTTGATGCAGCCGCTTTAGCTAATAACGCTGTTGACACTAACGCAATAGTTGATGCAAATGTAACGACTGCAAAGTTAGCAACAGGAGCCGTTACTGATGCCAAGATTACTGATGGCACAATTACAGCCGCAAAATTAGCGACTGCCAACATCAATAGATCGCTAAATGTATCTTCTGGAAATCTTGGAATTAATAATGCAATAACAGCAGGTACAAGATCAGGAATCACTTATAACGCTCAGGGATTGATTACTGCGACAACTGCACTGGTAGCAGGAGATTTGCCTGTTGCAACGACTAGTGCTGTCGGTGGGATATCTGTTGGAACTGGTTTAAGTGTTAGTGGAGCAGGTGCTTTATCAATCACCAATAGCGTTACTGGTGCAACTGTTTCTGGTATCACGTTTAATGGACAAGGGATGATTACAGCCGCAACGGCTTTAGCTGCTTCTGATCTTCCTACTGCAACTGCTAGTGCTAAAGGTGCTGTTCAAATCACAGCAGGTGGCGGATTAACTGTTAGCGGTTCTGGTGGATTAACAACTTCGACTAGTGGAATTAGTGCAGGAACTTATACGAAAGTCACTGTAAATAATAAAGGTGTTGCAACTGCTGGGACAACACTTGCTGCTTCTGACATACCTAATTTGGCGGCAACAGTTCTAACAAGTGGAACGATTCCTGCTGCAAGAATTGGGAACGATTCAATTGATGGTTCTAAATTAAGTAATGCTTCAACAGCTTTATTCCAATCAATAGCTCAAAACGGTTATCCAACAGCACAATTTAACGGTCAAATTCTTTTTGATACTGTTTCTGAGGATGCGTTCATCTGGGATGGAAACGCTTGGCAAGCAATTACAACACTTACAAAAGGAAGTCTTGTTTTTGGTGGCACATTTAACGCTGCAACAAGCCAAATGGTGGCGACCACTTCCGCAGGAATTGCGGCTGGTTTAGCAGTTGGTTCTAACTTGCCAACGCCTAGCTCGACAACGGATGGCGTGTATGTCGTAGTTTCAAATTCTGGAACTCCAAGTTCTCCAGCTCCAGTTGTTGCTCTTGCTCCACCTGACTATGTCTTGGGTGTAACTAACAGTTCGGGGAGTAGCTGGAACGAGGTCGATTTATCGCAAACCGTAGCAGGGCAGGTAGCAAGCAATATCACCTTCACGCCTTACGGTCAGTTAAGTGCAACTAATGTTCAAGATGCCTTGCAGGAGCTTGAAACTGAGAAGATGGGTTTTGCTGGTGGAACTGTTACTGGTGAATTATTAATAGGGAATACAGGAAGCCTTGTTTTTGAAGGATCAACTGTTGATGCTTATGAATTAACTCTTGCTGTAACCGATCCAGCAGGAAGCGATAAGACAATTACTTTTCCAGACAGGACTGGAACAGTCGTGACAACTGGTGATACGAATACAGTTACATCAACAATGGTTGATGCAAGTTTAGTTAATGCAAATTTAGCCGCTAATGCTGCGATTGATTTTAGCAAGTTAGCAGCTTTAAGTTCAGCTCAAATTCTTGTAGGGAATGGTTCAAATGTAGCAACAGCAGTTGCAGTTACGGGTGACATAGGGATAACAAATGCAGGTTTAACTTCTATTACTGCTGGCGCAATTGTTAATGCTGATGTTTCAAATACAGCAGCGATTACTGGTAGCAAAATCACGACTGGAACGACAAGTGCCGTTGGTGTTTTACAACTAACAGATTCAACAAACAGTACAAGTGCTACAACTGCTGCTACTCCTGCTGCTGTCAAAACTGTAAATGACGCATTAACCGCTACAACTGCAACTGCCAACGCTGCTCTACCGAAAGCTGGTGGAACAATGACTGGCAACTTGATTGTTGATAATGCAAAAGAAGTTCGTTTTTCTGAAGCAGATTCAAACGGTGCAAATTATCTAGCGTTAAAAGCTCCTGCTTCTGTTGCCTCTGATATTACTTGGATTCTTCCAGCGACAGATTCAACTGGAACACAGTTTTTAAAATCTGATGGGTCTGGAAATTTAGGATGGGCATCAGATAACGCTACTGACAATACAAAACTTCCTTTAACTGGCGGTACGTTAACTGGAGATTTAACTCTTAATGCTCAAAAAGATTTACGCTTTGCTGATGCTGACAGTTCACATTACATAGCTCTTCAATCACCAGCTACGGTTGCAAGTAGTTTTACATTAACTCTTCCTTCTACTGATGCTGCTGTTTCTGGTTATGTCTTAGCTAGTGATGGATCTGGGACTTTATCTTGGGTAGATCCAGGTTCAACATCATCACCAACATTTACAGGAGATGCAACATTAACTAATGATGGAGCTTTAGTTGGTTTCTCAAATCTAAATGCAACTTATACAGGTAATGCAAAAACATTAACGGTCACTGTTGCAAGTAAAACTGGCGCACATCGTTATAACGGTTCTGGTTCTAGTTCTGGATATTTAATAGGAGGAAAAGAATCACCGTTCCTAACTCTTACACCAGGACGTACATATAAGTTTGATCAAGCTGATAGTTCTAACTCAGGGCATCCACTACGTTTCTATTTAGAGGCAGATAAGACAACTGCTTATACAACAGGAGTTACTACAAACGGAACTGCTGGGTCTTCTGGTGCTTATACACAGATAGTTGTTTCGGATACGACACCACAAGTTCTTCATTATCAATGCTCTGCTCATGCCTTAATGGGTAACAGCGTTCAGACAAATAGTAATCAAGCAGATCTATCAACTCTAAATGCGTCAAATTTAGCTTCTGGGACGGTAGCCACAGCAAGATTAGGAACTGGAACAGCAAGCAGTTCTAACTTTTTAAGAGGTGATGGAAGTTGGCAAACTGTAAGCAGTGATTTAGTAAATGACACCTCACCTCAACTAGGTGGTGATCTTGATACGAACAGTGAAAATATTATCTTTGGAGATAGTTCAGATGGAACTTCAGATGATGTCTTGAAGTTTGGTGTTGGTGCTGGTGGCGTTCAAGATTTAAGAATTTACTCAAACGGATCAGAGGGGGTTCTTGAAACTCAAGGTGGTGGAACCATACAATTTAAATGTGATACAGGTTCTGGTTCTACAAATACATTTGCTACTTTTTCAGGAGCCGCCTCACAGATAGATTTTCACAAAAGTGTTCTTTTTATAGGTAATAGTAAGAATATTGTTTGGGATAATCCAAATGATTCATTTTATTTTACAGACAACGCCAAAATCAGGCTTGGTGCGGGATCAGGGGTCGCAGGAGATTTATTGCTTTATTCAGATGGAACCACTGCTAAATTTGACGGCAATATAAATTTCAATGGTACTTTACAGTTCTCAGACGGAACAAGTGCAGATGCTTTAGTCTGGGATCCATCCACCAATAATTTAGAATTTAAAGATGATAATAAATTAACTTTCGGTGACGGTAACGACCTTCAAATCTGGCATGAAGACACAGTTGGAAGTCATATAAATAACTCACATTTAAAGCTTTATATTGATGGTTATACAGGTGTAGTTTTAGAACACAACACAGCCGCCAAGCTAGAAACTACCGCAACAGGGATAACAGTAACAGGAACAGTTGTTGCAACTGCTTTTACAGGTACAGCATCTTTAGCAACTGAATTTACAGTTACTGCTAATAACTCAACAGATGAGACTGTTTACCCATTGTTTGCAGATGGAGCGACAGGATCACAAGGGGCAGAGACAGACACAGGTTTAACTTATAATCCTTCAACTGGCTTGTTAACTGCGACAGGATTTAGCGGAGCTGGTACATCTTTAACAGCTTTAAATGCAAGTAATTTAGGATCTGGAACGATTCCTGATGCTCGTTTCCCTGCAACACTTCCAGCAGTTAGTGCCGCAAATCTAACTAATATTCCTGCTACTTCTCCCGCAGGATCTAATCAACAAATTCAATTTAATAACAGTGGTTCCTTTGGTGGATCATCCAATCTTTACTGGTCAAGTAACATACTTACTTCATATTATGGTGTCAATGATCAATATGGATTTCTTAGGGACGTACCTGGCTATAATATATATTCAAATAACTGGGTTAATAGTGGTACTAGAGGACGTTGTGCATTTGCAAATGGTAATTTCTACCTTGGAACAGCAGCTACTGGATATGTTGCTTCTGTAATTAACGTAACTTCAAGTGATATAACAATAAACAGACAAACAAGTTACTTATATAACACTGCTGATGGTTCTAACAACAGCACCTATACACTCGCCTCCCGTGGCATGGCTACATTTTATTGGCACGCATCAAGCACTGTATATATGACAGGAAGTGGTATTTCCTAATGACTATTTTTTTATATAATAAGTTTATAAAAAGCAGATAAGATTATGGGAATCCAACAGATGTTAATGGGTGCGGGAGGCGTTGGAGGTGGTGAAGAAGAATGGACAACGCCAGGAACTTATAGCTGGACAGTACCCGCAGACGTAACAAGTATTAGTGCTGTTGTTATTGGTGCTGGTGCTGGAGCAACGAAATATTGGGGTGGCGGTGGTGGCGGCGGGCTTGCGGTAACTAATAATATGCCAGTCACACCAGGCAGCACACTGACAATAAAAGTTGGCACAGGTGGTCCTCGTGAATTGACGACTGTTTATCGAGTTGCAGGAACTTCCTCCGAAATTACAGGTATGCAATCTGGTTATTGCCAAGCTAGTGGAGCTGGAATGGGTAGATATATGGGATATGGCGGGAGTGCTGGAAGTAGTAGTGGTAACGGTAGTAGGCATTATTCAGGAGCCAATACACCTGCAAGTGGAATAGAGGGGACAAGTTGGTATGTGGCTTACAGTGCTGGCGGAGGTGCTGCTGGGTATTCGGCCAATGGAGGAACAGGGCAGGGAGGTTGTGGTGGCAATGGGTCTTCTGAGGAATACACAGGAACAGGAACAGGCGGCGGCGGTGTAGGTATCTACGGCGAAGGAACATCTGGGGCTAATGGCAATGCCAGAACTGGCCCTTGGCAAAAAGGAACAGCGATGCCTGGAGGTGGCGGGGGTTCAGGCGGTCAATCTGCTGCTAATTCAGTTGCTCCTGTAAACTGCACTCAAACTAATTGTTATTCATACTACTCACCAGTCACCTATGGTTATGGCGCCCATGGAGGTGGAACAATGAGTTTAAGTAATCAAAGTTGGTATCCTGACGGTGGCAATTATGGCGGTGGTGGTGGTGCTGGATTGAATTTCGCCTATAACTATTGGACTTCTCCTCTATATTCTAGTAATCAAGGTTGGGGACCACCTCCAACAGGTTCTGGTGCTGGTGGTGCGGTAGCTATTATGTGGCCTGGGGATAGTAGGAGTTATTAAATGTCAGATCCAAATGATCTTTTTATAGAAGTTGATGCGGAAGGAAACGCTATTGAACATCCTCATCACTATAAAAATTTACTAGCAACTTATCCTGACCATGATTTTTCAACTGGTGTTCCTTCTAAATATGAACCATTTAAGAAAGTAAAACGTCCTGAAGTAGCAGCCTATCAAAGGTTGGTAGATCACGATGCAATTGGAGCGGCTACAGATGAATATCCTGAGTACATAAAAGTTGATGGTTATTGGCAAGAAAATTGGGTCATCATACCTTTTACAGAAGAAGAGAAGAAAGCTGTACAAGATGAAGTTAAGGACTGGTGGGCTGAGAATGCGGGTAAAATATTTAAATCATGGGTTTATAACGAAACAAGAAATGATTTTGAAGCTCCTGTTCCTGTCCCTAACGAGGAGTTAGAAGAGGGGAAAATATATAAATGGGATGAAGAAACCACAAGTTGGCAGGTGGAGGTGGTAGGTATTTGAAAGAAACCGAATCATGGCAATCAGTTGATCTGCCCAATATGCCAGTTCTATATGGAAAGTTAGACAAAGAAACAGTTAAGTATTTATGGAAAAGAGTGAAAAAAGCAGAAAAAGAAAATGTAAGTTATAGCGGCAATCTGGCTGGTAATATTTCTTCCAGCTTGGAATTAAAAGATAAAGATGATTTCTTTTATAATAAGACCCTAAAAACTGTTGTTAGTAATTATTTTAATAAATATTTCTACAGAAATAGTACTGTAGCAAATATAACTTTTGACAAGGAAGAAATTACAGGTTTTCGTTTAAAGAATTTTTGGGTTAATTATCAAAAAGAAAACGAATTTAACCCTTTGCATAATCATCAAGGAGTTTTTTCATTTGTTGTTTGGTTGAAAATTCCTTTTGAAGTGGAAGATCAAAAATTTTTATTAGGCAAAGGTAATTCCCCATGTGCCTCTACTTTTCAATTTGTTTATACTGATATTTTAGGACAGATTAGAAATTTTGAAATTTCCTTAGGTAGTGCTAACGAAGGGGAAATTTGCTTGTTTCCGCATTCCTTATGTCATCAAGTGTATCCTTTTTTTAATTGCAAAAAAGATAGAATTTCTCTGTCAGGTAATATTAATTTTGTTGGTAAATAATTAATACCCTTGTGTTTGATAGTAGTTGTTCTCAATACCAGTTCCAGCAGGCAACCCATTACTTAGACTATTAGGGTCAATAGCAGGTTTTACTGGTGGTTTGGGTGGTGCAATTGCCATATCTACTAGTTCTTCCGTTCCATTTCCATCACGGTCTTTACCTAATATCTGTAAGTTGAAACCAATAATTACACGGTCTTTTTTCCCTCTATATAAAGATTGATGGTGCAAAATATGAGAAGGGAAAAGTATCATAAGACCATCTTCAGGTTTAATTCTCGTATGACTTTCTTGTTCTACCCATCTAGATCCATAATCCCAATAAGTTAATCCTGTAATCGCAGTTGGATTTACAAAGACTGTTTCTCCTCCATCGTCATCTCCTGCCTGAATTACATATACACCACACCAACTGCAATTTGAATGTGTATGAACTTCATGGATGCTATTAGTTGCTCCAATGTGAAACCAACTATCCCTAAAATTAATCATATATTTGCAATTCTCATTTTGTAATTCACCTAAAACAGTATTAATAGATTCCCAAATAAACTGTTTTAGTTCCATTATTATTTTCTTTTGAGATATTAGGAAATCAAATTTAGATTCTTTTAAATTTCTTTTAACTAGTGGTGCAACATTTGATTCTACTCCTTGAACATTTTGAGCATAAATATATTTTTTAAGTTTTTTGATTAATTTTTTATTTTTAAACAATGCAAGTGGTGTTGAAAAGTGCGGCCTTAGTTCAATAAGTGATTCTTCTTTTGTCAAAATAAAATTAACGCTTAAGTTAGTATAATAAAGAAGCCGTTTAAAAAAACAATGCCTACTACTTGGGATATTGACACAGTAAAACGTGTTGAAACTGAAGGAGACTTAACTGATGTTTGTAAAGAGATTTTCTTCGTAGCTAGAGAGCAAACTAATGTTTTAGGTCAGGAGTATGGAGGAACTATCAATGGATCGGTTAATTTAGATGATCCTGATCCTGCCGCTTATCTTGCTTATTCAAGCTTGACATCTGATGATTTAGTCTCATGGGTAAAAAATTCTTTGGGTAGTGAAAGGATTGCATTAATTGAACAATCAATTGCTGAACAAATAACTACATCAAAAGAATCTTCAGGAACAGATGTCAAATCTGGATTGCCTTGGCGTTAGTGCTGGCCGA